AATCACTCTTTTCAATCTTGCGATAATCTATTTCGCAATCAGCCATTTTGCTCTTTTTATCTCCGGCTAATTTACGTTTTTCAAATTCCTGTATGGTTAATTTCTTAGCCTGTATTCGTTTAGCTTCGGCTATAGTTCTAATATTAAGTTTATCTAAATCTGATAATATCAAATCGTATTCGCTATATGCTGGATCAACAAAACTACAATATGATCCTTTACTTTTATGTATTTCTTCTAATAGATCTTTGTTGTTTAGATAGTTTACCTTTGCCATTTTTTGGAGTCTCCAAATTTAGTATAATATCACCACATTTTTATTGCAATAAATATATTTAAGGAGATTTCAATGTCAGACAGCTTTTTCGGTAACGTAGGTGAAGCTATTTCCAATATTGGTAGCGGTATATCGGATTTTTTAACAGGCGGAGTTGGAACTGATCCTAATAGATTAATTAGTTCTTTTAGATCGCAAGGAATTCCTAACGGTGCTGAAAGATCCAGTCGTGGTTCTTCGGTATCTGCTCAATTTTCAGATGCTGTTAAGCAAAAAGATTGGAGAGTAAAGATCTCCAATGATTTTATCTATACAAACAATCCTGTGATGGATCCATTGACTCAAACAGGTGGATTGATTTTTCCTTATCTTCCAACAATCACAATGTCACATTCGGCTAGTTATGAAACGATAGCAACTTCACATACAAATTATCCGTTCTACGCCTACAAAAGCAGCCAAGTAGACGACATTACGATTACTGGACAATTTACAGTACAAAGTGAAGAAGAAGCGAGGTATTGGTTAGCAGCAGTTCATTTTTTACGTACTGTTACAAAGATGTATTTTGGTCAAGGATCTAACTTAGGTAATCCTCCACCTATTTGTAAACTAGATGGGTATGGTGATTTTGTTTACAATAATGTTTCTGTAGTTGTAAAATCATTTAGTGTAAATTTAGATAAAGAAGTTGATTATCTTGCTGCGCAAATTGATGCGAATGCTGGAAGTGTTAAAGGAACTAATGTAAGTTATGTTCCAACACTTTCAACTATAACAGTAGTAGTAGCTCCAGTTTATAGCAGAGAAAAAATAAAATCTTTTGATTTAGCAGCATTTTCTCGAGGAGAACTTGTTGTTGGAAATAATGGTAAGGGGTTAGGATTTATCTAATGGCAAATTATTCAGCTTCTAGTCCGTGGTCTAACACTACACAAACATCATCTTATCTTGGGATATGGGAGCCTAGGGCTATTCCATCTTCTACTGAAGATTTCCAATATACGATACAACCGCAATATAATTATCGACCAGATTTATTAGCATATGATCTTTATGGAAATTCAAAATTATGGTGGGTGTTTGCCCAAAGGAATGCAGATATTATCTTTGATCCTATATATGATTTTCGTTCTGGAGTTACAATATCATTACCTCAGAGATCACATTTATTAGCAGCTTTAGGATTATCATAATTATGGCTGAAAGAAGAGGCACATTTAATGCAGGGTTGAGAAAAGCTGCTGAAGCTGATGAAGCCAAAGCTATAGCAGATAATATGTCTGCTGATAGTAAAAAAACTCCAGGAACAGTAACTACCGGTTCTCCTTCTACTTCTACTCTTACTAAACCAGTCGAACCTCCAGCTAAAAAAGAATTAACAGCACAAGAAAAAGAATCAATAGCGATAAATGGTGCTGGACAAAAAACACCAGCCTTAGATACTACATATAATATTTCAGCCTTTCCGCAAGTTAGTTCTAATCCCCTTAATAAATTTGTTTCTTACAATTGTTTAATCACATTAGCATGTTTAAATATGAAAGATCAAAACGAAGGAAAATTTGATAAGTCTAAGATAAAAAATATAATAGCAAGAACTCAAGGAGATTGGGGTAGTGACAATAGGGTAAAAACATCTTTTGGATCTTTTGATTATTTTGTTGATGATTTAATCATAGTAACACAACCTAAGATTTCATCAAATACTGGCGAGACTTTTGCTAGTAAGATTTCTTTTAAAATATTAGAACCATATAGCATGGGACTATTACTTGATGCTATGTCAGTAGGAGCTCTTGAGAGTGGCTACGATAATTTTAGAGAAGCTTCTTATCTATTAATGATTGAATTTGCTGGATATTTGGAAGATAATAAGCCACATGCACCAGATCCAAAGCTTACTAGATATATTCCAATTAGATTCCTTGATATAAAATTTAGTGTTAAAAGCGGCGGTAGCATATATGAATGTGAAGCTGTTCCATATAATGAAATAGGCTTTAGATCTCCTCTCTCAGATTTAAAAACTAATGCTATTCTAAAAGGTTCTAAAGTATTTCATTTATTAACAGAGCTACAAAATGCTTTAAATGGATATGCGTTTAAAATGGTAGGCGAAAATGAAATGGATGTGCCTGATCAATATAATATAATATATCCTAAAGATTTTTCTGATAGAGGCAATTTAGGAAGTGCTAGCGAGATAGCAAATAGTATTGTTTTTAAGGGAGACGAAGCTGGTAACATAAATTTTCCCAACCAAGATGAAACTTATGATCCAATTAAGGGAATTATTAAAACTCGAAGCCTCGGCACTATTAATCAAGCAAATAAATCATATCAGATTAATCCTGGTGTTAAAATACAAGATATTATATCAGAAGTTATTCTTAAGAGTGATTATATAGTTAATCAATTAACAAATGCTAGTGTAAAAGTAAACAAAAAAGGAATGTTAAAGTGGTTTAGGATTGATTTACAGGTAACAGATGGAACATTTAGTAAAATACTTAATCGACAAACTAGAATATATACCTATCGAATAGTCCCATATGAAGTACATATCAGCAAATTAATTCCACCAAGAGCGATTCCTGCAGGATACGAAGAAATAAAGAAAACAGTTAATAGGATCTACAATTATATCTATACAGGAAAAAATACAGAGATTATAAATTTTGATATTGATTATAAGATGGCTTTTTTTACTAACTTATCCGCCGACTCTGGAAATAATCCTGGAACGAATGCTAATAATCTTATAATCAATGCTGGCGTTGGCGATAAAACTGATGGAGCTAAAGCAGCGATTAAACCTGTTACAGGAGACACTGGTCCTGCTAGTGATTTTGTTGGTGCCAATATCAAAGCAGACTCGTCTGGATCTTTTAACGATCAAAATTCTCAAATAGAAAATTATCGAAAGATGTTAATGAACCCAGGAGATATGATTGAAATAAAAATGACAATAATGGGAGATCCTTATTATCTTCCTAGTAGCGGATTTGGAAACCAGATAAAAAGACCAATTAGCGATAATATGATGGAAGATGGTTCTATGAATTATGAGAGTGGGGAAGTTGATATAGTTATAAATTTCCGAACTCCAACTGATTTGAATCTAGAAACAGGACTTTATAATTTTGACAAGAGGGTTGATCAATTTAGTGGATTGTTTGAACTATTTGTAGTCGAAACAAAGATCAATCAAAATAAGTTTACACAATCAATAACTGCTATCCGACGTAGGACACAACTACAAGGATCTAGTGAAAATACAGTGATGTTAGGATATGTATAATGGATAGTATTAGAGTACGTAATGATGATAAGATTTTAAATATTGACAGCCCTGGCCCTTACATAGCTCGTGTTGTTAATAATATAGATCCAATGCGTCAAGGCGGCCTTGAAGTTGAGCTATTACAACCAGTAGGTAATCAGGATTCTGCTAATTCACAGCTTTTCATAGTAAAATACCTAAATCCATTTTATGGAGTAACTGATGTTAATGTAAATGGATCTGATCCAAATGATTTTAATCAAACACAAAAGAGCTATGGATTTTGGTTTGTTCCTCCTGATACTGGATCACTTGTTATGGTTATATTTGTTAATGGAAATACAGGACAAGGTTATTGGATGGGATGTGTACAAGACATCTATATGAACTATATGATTCCAGGTAATGCTGCTAGTAACTCTGCTTCTGATCAAACAAGAGATCAAGACGAAACACAATGGAAAGATTCAGTTAAATCTACTAAAGAAGTATATGGGACAGGATTTGTTCCTACTGGAGAATTAAATCGAAGATCGATTGGTAGCGGTACAACTACTATGAATCCTGAAATTGATGCTATGAAAAAACCAGTGCATCCTATGGCAAAAGTATTAGCAGATCAGGGATTGATAATGGATACTGTTAGAGGAACACATACTAGCAGTTCTAGAAGAGAAGCTCCTAGCAATGTATTTGGTATTAGTACTCCCGGCCCACTTGATAAACGAATTAATTCTCAAAAAGGTAGGATCGGAAGAGCAGACAATAAAGTTAATAAATTTGTTAGTCGTTTAGGCGGCCACACTCTTATCATGGATGATGGAAATGATCGGTTTTTAAGAAAATATAAACCAGGTGAAGGTCCTTCTGAGTATGCTGATTTAGAAGCAGGAGATACTGGCGGTCTTGTTGAATTTCCACAAGACGAAACTTTTAGAATACGAACTCGCACAGGTCATCAGATACTTTTACATAATTCAGAAGATCTAATCTACATTACTAATGCTACAGGATCTGCATGGATTGAATTAACTAGTCAAGGTAAGATTGATATCTATGCTGCCGATAGTATCAGTATACGGACTGAAACTGATTTTAATTTTGTTGCTGATAGAGATATTAATCTATCAGCAGGAAGAAGTATTAATTTACATTCAGAATCAAGGACAAACATAAATTCTAATGACAACATAGTAATTAAATCTGATTCTACAGTTTATATTAATGCCGACAGTAATTTACATTTAAAATCTACTGGTAAAACTATGATTAGCGGAGATACAAATGTTGAAATTAAAACCCAAACATTTAGGTTAAGCAGTACTACCACAGATATATTAACAGCTGGTACCATAAACATTACAGCTAATGGTAATATTGAATTTAAAAGTAATAGCAATACCTTATTAACCTCTAGTGGTAATCTAGATATATTAACTGGTGTTAATACTAAAATTACAGCAGCTAACGTACATGTTAATACTTCTGGAACCGCATTTATTACTAGTGAAAATACACAATTAAAAAGTAAAAGTAATACACTAATAACTAGTGCTAACACACACATGAATAGTTCTGCTAACACTTATATTACGAGTGTTAGTACCCAATTAAACAGTTCTGGAAGTATTGTTTTAAATGGTGCTACTGTTCATGTAGCAGCTACAGATGGAAATATTACAGCTACTGGAACTAAGATCAATCTAAATTCAGGTGCTGCTGCTACTTCAACTGCTGCGGATACATCGGGATCATCTGAAGTAGCTATCCAAGCAAAGGAAGCGATAGCAGCAGCAAGTGCTGAGTCTGCTCCTAAGCTAGTATTATTTCCATTACCTGG